CTGTCGCTGTTTGGGGAACACGCGGAAACGCATCGGATGCTGGCGGATCACCTCGTCGCCGAGTATCGCGTGACAAACACGGCCAAAGGCCGCACGGTGGAGGAGTGGCAAGCCAGGCCAGGCAAACCCGATAACCATTGGCTCGACTGCCTGGTCGGGTGCGCTGTCGGGGCGTCGATGCAGGGCGCGACGCTCGAAGGGGCCAGCGGCTTCCGGCCGGCCAAGAAAAAACGGGTATCGTTCGCCGCCATGCAACGCCAACGGAGGGGCGCAGAATGACGACGGCCAGCCGGGACGAAATCGGTATCGCGTGCCCGCGGTGCGGGTGCCGGGACTTGCGAACGACGAAAACCATGCGGGTCCGCGATGGCATGATCCGCCGGTATCGCGCGTGCCGCCACTGCGGGCGCACTGTGACCACGCACGAATGCACCACGCGCCGCCGAGCCGCGCGGCAACGCGGCTGACCGTCGCCGTTTCCTATATGTAGGAAGACTCCAGAAATCCGGCGGCGGTGCGCCGCCACTTCGCGCGCAAACGGCGTTTCTTACTTCCAGGGGAATCATCCTCTGGAGCGCCGCCCGGTGTCTGACGAGACCATTGCCGACGCCATCCGCGAGAACGCCGCCGGCCCCGCAAAGGCCAGCGGCGACTCCATTTCAGTCGAACAGCACTCGATCCAGGACCAGATCGCGGCCGACCGCTACCTCGCGAGCAAGGCCGCGGCCAAGCAGCCCCACCGCGGGCTGAGGTTTTCCCGCATCGTGCCCCCGGGGGCCGAATGATGGGGCTGTTCGCCGCCATCCTCGGCGCTTTCTCCGCCCCGCGTCGCGTGGTGCGGCGGGCCGTGCGAGTGATCCGCGCCGGCTACGACGCCGCCCGCACCACCGACGACAACCGCCGCCACTGGGCCAACGTCGACAACCTGTCTGCGAACGCGGCCCTGTCGCCGATGGTGCGCGAAACGCTGCGCACCCGGGCCCGCTACGAGGTCGCCAACAACTGCTACGCCGCGGGCCTCGTGCGCACGGTCGCCAATGACTTGATCGGCACCGGGCCGACCCTGCAAATCATCGCCCCCGAGGGCCATGACGCCAACCCGATCGAACGGTCGTGGGCAACGTGGGCCAGCAAGGTGAAGCTGGCACGCAAACTCCGGTGCATGAGGCAATGTCTGAGCCGCGACGGCGAAGCGTTCGCCGTGCTGTTCACGAACCCACAAATCGACCACCCGGTGAAGCTCGACCTGCGGCTGATCGAGGCCGAGCAAGTGACCACGCCGGGCCTCGTGCGGGAAAACGCCGTCGACGGGATCATCTTCGACGAACACGGAAACCCGCTGGAGTACCACATCCTCCGGACGCATCCGGGCGACGTCCTCCACTCGATGGAGCACGACGTCGTCCCGGCGGAATACGTCATTCACTGGTTTAGGTTGGAGCGCCCCGGGCAACGCCGCGGGGTTCCCATCCTCGCCCCCGCGCTGCCGCTGTTCTCCAAGCTGCGGCGGTTCACGCTCGCCGTGCTCGGGGCCGCAGAAGCCGCCGCCATGCAGGCGGGCGTGCTCTACACGGACGGCGCCCCAAACGACGACGACGTCGAAGGGGAAGCGTTCGAGGCGGTCGAGTTTGAACGGAACATGTTCACCACGCTGCCCGGCGGCTACCGCCTGGAGCAGCTGAAGGCCGAGCAGCCGACGACGACCTACTCGGAGTTCAAGGCCGAACTGATCGACGAGGCGGCCCGCTGCGAAAACGTGCCGAGCAACATCGCGCGCGGCAACTCCTCCGCCTACAACTACGCCAGCGGCCGGCTGGACAATCAAATGTTCGGCCGGTGCCAGCACGTCGACCACTCCGAAGTGCAGGAGGAAGTGCTCGACCGAATTCTCGCCGCGTGGATCGACGAAGCCGCCCGCGAGCCGGGCATCTTCCCAGACGAGTTCCCGCCGATTTCGGAATGCAGCCACGAGTGGTTTTGGGACGGTCGCGAGCACGTTGACCCGGCCAAGGAAGCCAACGCCCAAGCCACCCGGCTCGCCAACCTCACGACGACGCTGGCGGAGGAGTGGGCCAACCGCGGCCGCGACTGGGAAAAGGGCGTCCGCCAGATCGCTCGGGAGCGTGCCGTGCTCACCGAACTGGGCCTGCAACTGCCCGACGCGACGCAAGTCACCACGGCCGCCAACACGGCCAGCACGCTCGCGGACATCGCCGACCAATCCGCCGCCACCCCCGGGGGACGCCGCTGATGGCAAACCGTGCCCGCCGCCGCCGCCGCGACCGGATGATCCTTGCCGGGGCCGCCGTGCCGTTCGTGCTCGACGCCCATGCCGCTGTCCAGATCGAGGCCGCGGCGCCGGAGGCCGGCGAAGCGACCGCCCCGGCCCGGGTGCGCATCGACGCGTACAGCGGCGGAGTGATGACTGTCGCGAACCTTGGCCCGGTCGTCGTCGACGTCACCGGCATCGACGCCGAGGGCCGGGTCGTGCTGCTGTCGGGCCACGAAAACACGCTGACCGCCACGCTCGGGAGTGCCACCGTCCAGGTCGTCGACGGCCAGCGGCTGCTGGCCACCGGTGAAATCGCCCGCACCAATCCAATCGCCGCCACCGCCATCGACCTGAGCCGCGCCGGCGTCCCGCTCCAGGCGTCGATCGGCGCCGAACCGATCGAGCCGCCGGTCCGCATCCGCAGCGGCGACACCGTCACCGTCAACGGCCGAGCCATCACGGCCGGCCCCGGCGGGTTCCTGCTATTCCGCCGGACCCGCCTTCGCCATATCGCGATTCTGCCCAACGGGGCAGACGCTCGTACCAGTGTTTCAATCGCGGCCGCCGCCGCAAACCAGGAGGATGCCAACGTGGATTTCCAGAAGTGGGTCGAGTCGCTCGGTTACGTCTACGCAGACCTCACGCCGGAGCAGACGACCGTGCTCCAGGACGTGTACGACCGAATCGTCGCGGCCGAGAACGCCGACGACGCATCCGAGGGCGAAACCGCTCCGGCCCCCGTCGCGGCCAAGGCCGTGCCGGACGTGGTCGCCGCCTACCGGGCGGAGCTCGCCGCGGAATCCACTCGCGTCGCGTCGATTCGCGCCGTCTGCGGCGATCGACACTGCGACATCGCGGCCAAGGCCATCACGGAAGGATGGGACTCGGCCCAGACGACCTCTGCCGTGCAGGAAGCGGTCCGCGCGTCGCGGCCCCGCCTGCCGGCGATCCACACCAAGGAGTCCGGGAGCGTGAACACCAAGATCATCGAGGCGTCGCTTTGCATGGCGGCCGGTCTCGACGTCGAGAAGTCCTACAACGAGGAGACGCTGGACCGTGCCAGCAAGTTCCGCCGGCGCGGCCTGCGGTGGCACGCGGAGCAGATCGCCGCGGCCAAGGGCCACGCCATCGAAGCCGACCCCGGCACGATGGAGTGGATTCGGGCCGCGTTCTCCACGAGCGAACTGTCCGGCGTCGTCGGCAACGTGGCCAACAAGGCGCTTCAGGACGCTTTCGCCATGGCGCCCTCGGTCGCCGAGCAGATCACGGCCACCCGATCGCACGCAAACTTTCAGCCGAACACCGTCTACAGCCTGGCGCTCAACGGCGAGCTCCAGCCGGTGACCAAGGACGGCGAGCTCAAGAATCTTCGGATGAGCGAGGAAAGCCGAACGCGGCAGGTCTCCACCCGCGGCGCCGTGCTCTCGATCAGCCGCACGGACCTCATCAATGACGACCTGAACGCGTTCGCGGACAACGCCAAGGCTCTCGGCCGGAAGGCAGTCCACAGCCGCGAGAAAACGCTCTTCGCCGCCCTCAACGCGACCGCGAGCGGTTCGTCGTTCTTCACTTCCGCCCGGGCCAACTACTTCGAGGGGGCCGCGACCAACCTGCAATCGTCCAGCCTGGCGACGGCGGTGCAAATGTTCCGCGACCAGGTCGGGCCGGACGGTCTGCCCGTGATGGTCGATCCGACCATCCTGCTCGTGCCGACGGCCCTGGAGCAGACCGCCAAAGAGCTGATGAACAGCCAGTACGTCGTCGGGCCGTCTTCGGCCAAGACGCCGTCGGCCAACATCTGGCAGGGATCGTTCCAACCGCTCGTTTCGCCGTGGCTCTCGAATTCGACGCTGACCGGCGCGAGTTCCACCGCCTGGTATCTGCTGGGCAACCCGGCCGACCTCGCGGCGCTGGAGATCGCGTACCTGAACGGCCTCCAGACGCCGACGGTCGAGTTCTTCGGCATGGACACCACCCCCGACGTCCTCGGCGTGTCGTGGCGGGTGTTCTGGGACTTCGGCGTGGCGCTCGCCGAATACCGGGCCGGCGTCAAGAGCAAGGGTGCGGCCTGAACCCACACCGGCTGACCTTCAACCCATTCCCAACACCTCAGAAAGAGAGACCTTCCCATGGCAGTCGCGGACTACGTTTCGGGCCCGGATGCGATCGACTTCACGGCTGGTAGTGACCTTGCTGGCGGCGCGGTCGTCGTGCAGGGCACGCAGATCGGATGCACGAAAACGCCGGTCGCCAACGGCGCCGTCGGCACGCTCCATCTCCAGGGCGTGTTCGATATCAACTGTGCCAGCGGCACGACGTTCTCAGCCGGCGCGCTCCTCTACTGGAACGCCGGTTCGGGCCTCATCACGACGACCAACACCGACGTGTTGATCGGCCGTGCGGCCCTGGCCAAGACGTCGGGCCAGCTCAAGGCCCGCGTGCGACTGTGCCCGGCCTGACCGCGTGCCGCTGCATGAAATCCGACGGGGCGCCGCGCGAGCCCAAGC